GAGGCTATGACTATTGCCATGCCGCCGCCAGCACCCAAGGAATCCAAGCGTAAGATTCCGTGGTGGCTTATTTTGATTGTTTTATTAGGTGCCATAGTGGCTTATAAGTCGTGGCCTAGGCCTGCGGTCGTGCAGGTGCCTGTGGCGCCCGTCGCGCCCGTGATGAGAGCTCCCGGGTTTTAGTGCGCGGTCACCGCGTAGATCGGCTGCTGCGGGTCGTTGATCTTCACGTTCACGGCGACCGCCTTGATCACCATGTACACGACGATGGCCAGCAGGGTCGTGAACAGCGCAGACAGCACGTAGTACTGACCGCCGTTCTTGCTGACGAGCACCACCTGGCTGATGATCCAGCGGACCACGTCCATCCACGCGATGGCGCTGGCGAAAGAAAAGCCGGCCACGACCGAGTTCAGGGACTGAGCCTCCAGCTGGAGAGCGATCGAAGAGAGCATACCGGCCATTTTATTATTGAATGCGAAAAAAATTAGACTCGCTCGGGTCCCATGGCTGGACATCCACCCTGGTCTGCCAGCCGGCCGGGGCGTACTCGTGGGTCGTGAACCCAGGCACATCCTCGTCTTCATACTCCTCCTCCTGGAGTATGACGGCGTAGTGAACCTTGGACTCTTCCGGGTCCTCTTCATCTTCTACAATGAAAGTCGTGACCTTCATGCCTACTTAGACGCCCATTTTGTCGACGGCCGCCTTGAGCGCACGCTCGGCTGGAGACGCGGGTTCCCACGCAGACCACGTGTCGTAACACTCGTTCATCTTGAGGGCCGTGTCATCGTCCTGACCGGCGTACCGGATCCAGTCGGGCTCGTCAGATTCACTCTCGACCGATTCGTCGTCCTCGTCGTCCTCGTAAATTTCGGGAAACAGAGTTCCGATCTGTTTTCCGGCGACGTGTCTGGCTGAATACATGAGTCCGTATTTCATGTCTTCGGCCAGGACGATGTCCCGTCCGCACGCCTTGGCGTAGTGGGCCGCCAGGACGGTGGCCGATTCCATGACCGGCAGGAATATGTCGAGGGCCGGTCCTTCAAAGTCCATCTTTTGAATTTTACAAGTAAATTGATTTCAAGAAACTTCCGCGTTAGGGAACTCGAGGCGGACCACCCCGTCTTCAAAGTGTAAAAAGTTATAACTCGCGGCATATATGCGGATCTCACGGGCCGCTAGACTCGATACCAGGTTGAGCTGGAGAATCTGGTTCTTGATCATCGACATGTTGACGGCACCGGTCGGGACGTCCCCCTCGGGGTCTATACTGAACGAATAGCTGTAGAAAATTCGGTCCGGGTTTCGAGTATGGTACTCTAGGGCCTGGATCGTGCTGAGGAAGAGTGGCGACCCCACATCGGACGAGATGCGTTCGGTAGAATTGAAGAATAAATTCAACTGGGCCAGTTGGTCGCCGGTCCCAAAGGCCGTCTGGTTGAGCGTACCGCTCGCGACGTTGCTGAAATCGTACCCTAGGGCCGTGTTGTTCTGGATGACAAAGAAGAGCTCCTTGACTGGGTTCACGAATTGCAGGAGACACTGGACGTTCGATGTTCCGACCGGGGTGAAGAACGCCTGGCGCTGGACCTGTTCGATGGGGTGCAACTGGGGCTTGGACTTTATGAATTGGACCTCCGGGTCCGACAGGTACGTGTATTCGACGTGAAGGTACGACGTGACCGGTTGCGTGTACACGATGCTCGGGTACGTGAAAAGGATCGAGGGCGTGAACGAAATGCGGAAGAACACGGGATCCTTGATGGCGCACAGGGGCAGACCATTCCCGAGACACGCAAATGGGAGCGGGATCGTGTACGTCGAGGCGGCCGGGCCATATGTCGTCTTGTTCGACAGAGGCGTCTTGCCGATGAGTCCCTGGAGACTCGCCTGCTTCCCGGTCGGAACCTCGAGGTCAAACTTCATCTCGATGAACTCGCCATAGATGCGTTCGATGAGAAGGTTCCCTATGTAAAGTTCGATAAAGTCGATCATGAGCGTCCCGACCGAGTCCAGCACCTGGGCCGTCCCGATATTCGGGAACAGAACCTTGAGGTACATGGCCGTGATGAGGTCGCCAGATTTAGGGACGTAGATGATACTTTCTTGGCCGAAATTGATGACGCCATTATCAAACTGGACCTTGTCGAGCCGGGTCGAAAATTGCGTCGACCCTTTATATTTTTCAATGAAATATGTCACCTCGGGATCGGCCGAAAGGGCCAAATCTTCCTGGCCTAAAAAAGCCAACGAGGCTCTACCGGCCATCTCTAGTAGTTGGAGGGAAAAGAAAAGACGAGGGGGATCACGAGGGGTCGGCCGTTGGCCGCCCCGCCCCTCGGTCTCTAGACACTCTGCGTCCCTGAATTAAACATGAGGCCGGCCATGCCGTTCTCGATCCGGAGCACGTTGTAACTCACGGCCGTGACCCGAAGCTGTTTCGCCTGATAATATGGATCCGTCTTGAGTTCGAGGAGGATTTGGCGGATGCGACTCATGTTGATGTGTCCGAAGGGCCTGGGACTTCCGGGTTCGGTCGTGAACGGGTACATGTAGAACCGACGGGACGGGTAATTTGGATAATGAACGAAAGGTTGAAGGGATCCGAGGAACAGGGTATCGGTCGTGTCGGCCGTGAAGGCCTCGGCGCCGTTGAGGGACATGGCCAGGCTCGCGAGGCCATTGTTCGTGTAGTCGTAATTCTTATTTCCGGTCGGTTGAACTACGAAGAACATCTCACGGACGGGGTTAAGTAATTTCAATTGAAAAATAGCACTTGTAAATAACGGCAAGAGGTCGAAGTTCTGGTACTGACACTGGGTTATGAGATATTCGAGCCTGTGAGACTTGAACCAATTGATTTCAGGGTCGGACAAATAGACGTACTCGACGAGGATAGTCGCATCGAGCGTAGGCGACACGACGGGCGTCGCAGTGAGTTCCACGAAGTTCCGGAAGGTCACCCAGACTTCGACGTCCTGGCGATCGAGTGCCACGATCGGGATGGAGAGCTCTGGATTCCCGTAGAAGTAAAAGGGCAAGTTTGTGTAGTACGTCCGGGTCGAAAAGACGTTCGTCGTGTCGTACTTGCCGGTCAGCAGGGTCAGGCCCGACTGGTTCTCGTACGGCACGTTGAGATCGTTCCAGAGTTCTATGTACTCGCCCGTAAGCGTCTGGATAGACTGACCACCAATCTTGAGCTCGGCCGACTTGATGGCCCACGTCCCGACTGAATCGTTATAGTTATAATTTGTAGTCTGAATTGTGTTCGAGACGACAGGATACACGGAAATGAAGCTGTTCGCGCCGAGGGTCTGGGGCGCCCCGGACGTCGAGAAGAATGAAATGTTCGCAGTCGAAAATGGGGTGGTGACATTAAGGGGCAAAGTGAAGGTATAAGGCGGCAAAAGGCCTACGCCGACGTCGTAGCTCGTCGAACCGAACGAGACGCGTGAAATAGGGCTCGTCCCCGATATGGTCGCGGTCATCATATACACACCCGCGTTCGAGAAGCTCAGATCGCCCAGACCCGTGACGGAAACGAGATAAGAGTTGCCGGTGGCCGTGTAGTTCGCACTGAGGTTGACGTTCCCGTTCAGGATCTGTGGGACCGGTGCATTCAGCAATAGGCCGTCGTACGGAAGCACGTACCCAGACTGGGTTCCCGGGAACACGCCAAACTGACTGAGTGTGACGAACGTGTTGGATTCGATGTTAGCCGACGTCCCGGACGTGAGGCCGACATTGAACGCAAACTTGTCGGTTGTGCTTTTGACCTGAATAGGCATCGAAAAGAAGAAGGTCGGGTCGCGACCCTGGGATGACATGTCATACGTGAAAAGAACGTTCGAGATTGAATTCACATTACTAATTGAGACGTTCGAAACGTACTGACCGACGGCCGGGTTGTCGAGCGCTATGGTCCCGGACGCGAGGTACATACCGGGGCCACCCGGGAAGCTGAACGACGAGTCGGACGCGAGATTCGCGGTCGTGTTTTGCGGCGTGACGCTTCCGGCGAACGGCATGCGCGCGTACTGACCCGTGAGAGTCGCCGAGTTGTTGAACTTGTAAAATTCTTCGACGGGATTGATCGAGATCCACGAACCGACCGAAATGGTCGTACCTGTAGATGACGTCACGTAAAAGTAATAGTACTGGGTCTGATCCGAAACGTTGATCGGTAGAACGACCGGCATCGATGGATCCGGGGACACTGGGAACGTGTATGTGTACGTGAAGTTGGTCGAGGGCGGGACGCCATCCACGCTGGATGAGCCGTACGATATCGTCGCGAGCGAGCCGACGGCCAGTGTCATCGAGGCGCGCAAAATGTAATAACCCCGACCGCCGAAGCGTACACGGCCCGAACTCGTCACGGTGAACGATGTCGATTTTGGGTAGTAATTGTTCCATACACCCGCTGGAACGCTCGTCCCGTCCGTGAGGTACAAATAGGTCGGTATCGCCGTCACGGCCTGAGTCCCTACGGCCTGGATAAACAGCCCCGTTTTCGGGTCGATAATACCCGGACTCTGGAGCCAGCCAGCCTGCTCGAGCGTAAAGTCGGACGGGCGCGATCCTGTCACCGTGTACACGAGGTTCGAGACGTTGCTCGTCCCGACCTTCGGATCGAACCCCCAAAAGACTCCGAAAGACGAATCGACCTCGATACTCTGACAATTAGAGAATGAAAATTTGTTCGTGGATGAGTTGTACGAGACGTAATAAGAGAGTGGTGGGATGAGCCACGATGGCGAATTGACCGTGCTGTAATAAGTGACGTTACCGAGCAAAGAGGCCTCGGTGTACGAGCGGACTCCATTCAGGTTGCTTACAATGAAATGAGGCAGGTACGTTACAGAAGACGGAAGAGGCCAGGTCCAGTTGTTTCCAGGATTCGCAAGAGCCGGTAAATTCATTTTTAGAGTTAAACCTCGTATGAGATCCCCCTTGGGTGGAATCTTGCAAATATTCAAGGACCCGTAAAGGACCTGTTGGTCTTGGAATGGGATGTCGTACGCCTCGAGAACGAACGGCGTGTGACGTTTGTAGACGCCCGAGAAGTACGTCACCTCGGGCTTTCCTGTGAGATACGCGTCCTGTTGTCCAATCGCGGCCAGCTGGATATAACCAGCCGACATTCCTAGTAAGTTCGCAGAACTTATTTCGCGCCCGTAGGGCGCCCCTGAGACCGCGCGCTTCAGGCCGGTCTTAATTTTGTTAAGAAATTGAAGGTACCGATGGCTCTACAATTGAAGAAATTCAATCCGGCCACCATGGGGGACGACAAGGTCTGCGTTTTCATAGGAAAGCGTGGCACCGGCAAGTCGACCCTCGTGACGGACATTCTTTGGCACAAAAAGCACTTGCCGGCTGGCATCGCCATGTCCGGGACCGAGGAAGGCAATGGGTACTACAAGCAATTCATACCGGACATATTCGTTTTCAGCGACTACAACAAAGAGGCTATAGAGAAGCTCATAGAACGGCAAAAGCGCCTCTTGGCGACCGGTAGGTGCTCGCCCGTATTCATTCTCATGGACGACTGCATGTACGACCGGTCATTCATGCGGGACGTGTGTATCCGCCAGCTCTTTATGAACGGTCGCCATTGGAAGATCTTCTTCATGATGACGACCCAGTACTGCATGGACATGACGCCCATGATCCGCACGAACGTCGATTACGTGTTCGCCCTGCGCGACAACGTCCGACAGAACCGCGAGAATCTTTACAAGGCGTTCTTTGGCGTCTTCCCGACTTTTGATTCGTTCTCACAGGTCATGGACGCGTGTACGGAGAACTACGAGTGCCTCGTGCTCGACAATACATCCAAGTCGAACAGGATCACGGATTGCGTCTTCTGGTACAAGGCGCCTATCCGTCGCGGGTTCCGGGTCGGTGGTCCGGCGTTCTGGCAGTACCATCAGCAGCACTATAGCGCCCGGGCCGCGGCGCAGCGAAGCGCGGTTGGTGGCGAACCGAAACGTA